CACCATTACCACCACTCCCGATAATCCCAGCAGTATTGGAAGCGATGCCGCCGCCACCACCACCAAAACCACCATTACCTCCGCTACAAGCGACAGATGTATTTGTATTGCTTGTTACTGACCCGCCGCCGCCGCCGCCAAAACCACCATTACCGCCGATAGCATTGTAAGACGATGCCCCTCCGCCAACGGAAGCACCAGCGCCACCGCCGCCACCAATTCCGCCATTACCTGCGGAGGCAGAAACGGCTGCCGATGTGTAAATACCAGCACCACCATTGCCATCTAACGCTCTATATTGGAACAATAAAAACAGCGGCGTAGAGCTGTTATTTAACGAGTAACCAGAATTTGCGACTGTATTCACAGTAGCAATTTGATTACTCAAAGACGGCGAACTAATACCTGCGCCAGATGCGATAGTATTTCCAACCCCGCTAGTCCCTCCTCCGCCAGTAGGTAAACCCATCTGACTATTATTAACAGCAACATCATATACACCAGCACCCCCGCAAGCTGAAGTGCTATAAATTGCCCCAAGACATGACCCTGATAGACCGCCACCGCCACCAGCGGAATAGTTAACAGTGTTGTACGAGTGAACTGATGACCCTCCGTTACCATAAAAACTACCAGCACCGCCACCACCTGTTGTACATCCACGCCCAGATGAAAGTGCAACAATACTTGTTACGCCGCCGCTATATGATGTCGCACCACGTAATGATGATGAAACCGCACCTGTGCCGCCCACAGTTGCTGTTGTTGCACCAGGGGACGCATACGCTATCCCGCCTGCACCACCTGTTGCACTCATGATTGATCCAAAGGAGGATGTGCCGCCAGCACTCCCGTTAAAATACCCTGCTACTGTTCCGTTTGTAGCGCCAGCACCCCCAGCCCCTACGGTAATTGTAGGTATAACTTGACCGGGTGTAACATCAATAATTCCGTAAGCAAATCCGCCACCTGCGCCACCTAGTGCGTTTCCGTATGATGTGGACACAGCCCCGCCGCCACCAGCGCCAATGACAGCAACACCTATCTGAAAAACGTTTTGTGGAACAATGAAGTCATTATATGTTCCGGCTTTAGTGTACGCTTTATAATTCAACCATTTTGGAGGCGCAACTCGTGTCGCCACATTAGGCGGTAATGCGTAACCATACATGCCCTTATTCATTAGAAGTCACCTCCACTAACAATAACTTTAATACCTGTTTGCGCTACTGTTGTTGTTGCGCGCAATGAATAACCTGATGGCAATGCTAACGGTAAAATATTTGCATCTACGTTGCTTGATAAGTTTGCAACAAAAGACGGAGTTGTTGTGCTTGTCGTTATGGCTTGGATAGGCACTTGTTTCCATAAATGATAGGTTGTTCCATCGTGAATAAATATATTGACCATACCTGACGTTGTAGTTGCAACACCAATAACTTCAATGTAATCAATACGCGAGCCATTCGTACCGGCGGTGAATATTGTACCTGCGATAGTTGGTGCTGTTAGCGATGTATCTGCTGTTGATAGTAGCGCAGAACCTACTTTGGGAATTGCCGCATATTGCGCTGACGTTGCCATGATATGTCCTTATTAAATAATCCCTAAACTGGGTAATGGTTGAGATAATCCGCCTGAAAACATAGCGTCATTTGGTATAATTAATGGAACAGCCGCCCAACGTGCAGTAGTTCCATCTGTTGTAATAAATTTACCACCATTACCAGACTGCCCAGGAAGAATAGCACTAAACGCTTGAGCAACCACAAACGCCGTAGTTGCTAGTTGCGTTGTATTCGTTCCGATGGGCGCTGTTGGCGCGGTTGGCGTTCCTGTAAATGATGGGTTGTTTAAGTTGGCTTTATTATTTTGTAGATCGGTATCGGCGTTTACTCGATCTGTTTTTTCAACATTGACAGCGCTATCAACGTAAGCAGTACTTGCCACTTTAGCTGAATCATCTAGTGCTATTTGTGTTGCCACTGTAACAGTTGCCGCTGTCATATCGTGTGAACCAGCGTAAACATCTCCGCTACGATCCACGCGATCATTCCCACTAATTAGGTAAAATCCAGCGCCGTCATACCATGCAACAACTGTGTCGTTTATTGTGATATCGTTAGCGATCAATGCCCCACCGTCAACACCAACGAGCGTTTTTGCGCCCAATGCGTTAACGCTTACCGTAACTGCGCCAGTGTTTGTGTGTGTTGCTTTAAACGCCACAAAGAACCCACTGGTGTATGCCGCTGGTGCTGGTGATACTGTAACGACATAATCATTTACCGTTGCGCCTTGTGCTTCCGACCCAGTTACGACAACAAGGCCTGTAAAACCAGCGAATGTGTTTTTTAAGACAGTTTTAATTAGTCGAAAATGATCATCGCCTTGGCTTTTTGGGTCATTGGTTGTTGGGTTTGTAACGACAAGATCATTTACATAACTTCCAGTTTCTAATGACATTAGTAACCTCGATTAATGTTAAATAGGGTTGCAGATTGGAACATTGCCGGCTCAGTGACCAACTTAGACACAGAACGGGAACGCCCGTCTTGCTGTGCAATATCGGTTAGCGCGTTCTTAACAAGCAGGTCATACTTGCTTGCTTGTTGCTCGTCATGAATGTACACGTAAGCTTCACGCAATGCGCCATACAAATAAGCTTCAGGCGCGTTAGTGATTAACCAGTTCACTCCGTCAGATTCTAAGTCAAAATTCTTAATACAATGAAAAAAAATTGTATATGGCTGGTCACTAACCGAGTTAAGTTCTATTTGTGATCCAATTGTGTAATAACGTGGCATCGCAGGTACGCTTGCGATAGTTTTGGCCATTTGGCTGGTCGTGATTGCTGCCACTGGCATTTGAACATTGGATAATAGAATATTCATGTTTAGCGGCTCACTAAAGCGTGCCGGCAATGCGATAAATCGGCTTGTTGTGCTTGACGTTAGTTCGTCGATTGATTCCATTGCAGTTAAACGCAATGAGCGGTTAAGTCTATTTTCAGCTAGCGTAATAAATGACGGGATCATGGCAGTTAAGTCGCTACGATGAATCCATTTTGAGACTTCTGCTTGTAAATCAGAGTAATTCGATATTGCCATCTTGCTTCGCTCTACGTGTCCGTTTTACTGGTTGCGTTTGTTCTTGCAAGTGGCTTTCACCTTGTTTGCTGTGGTCTGCTTCTTCTTCTGCCGTCCATACAATGTGCTCTTGACCATTATTATAAATGATTTTTGGATATTCTTGCATTATTTTCCCTATTAATTTTAACTTTAACCAAAGTGAAAACAAATAAAGAAAGGGGCGACACGCGCCCCAATCTATTAGTTAGACAAGATACGAGCCGCTAATTGAGCGCGGATTGTCTTGTAACCATACAACATATCTAAACGGCAAGGGAACTTGTCGTTGTTGATATCGTACTGACGAACAACACGCACGGACAAACCGTCATACACTTCACGAGCCGAGAAGTCAACGCCTTTAGGCATTACCAAGTCAGCAGTTGCGAACGTGAACGCGTCTTTGTGGAATGCGATTGATTGGTTGTAAACACCACTAGCCCCGCCAACCTTAGTGATTGCCGCACTGTTTGGCATACCTGACGCAGTAACGTTCTGTGCGCCTGTTGTCGTGTAGATTGCAGGAGCAAACGATAACGAACCAGCACCACCAGCATAATCAGCAGTAACAACAAACTGCTGCAACGCACTCGTAGTTGCTTTGGTTTCTGGGTGAACACGGTAACAACCTGCAACAGTGAACACGTCACCTTTCTTAAACGTAGTCGTTCCTGTTTGAACGGTTACTGTTGTAGCGCCGTTAGTTGTGACAGCACCGTTAACAGTGTAACCAGTTGCGGCAGCAGAAGTACCAGTAGTATCAGCAGACAATAGCGTATTTTCGTAGAAGTCAAAGCCGGCAGTGCGACCCATCATACCTTCTTTGTACTGCTTCTTGATCTGATCACCGTCTTGGAACAATCCTTTTAACGCATCAACAAGGTCAACGTTGTCTTGCGTGTTCAGCAATATAGAACGATTACCGTCAGTCGGTGCTAACGCGTCAGTCAATGATTTGCGTGCGTTTAATACGTTCTTAAACGTGATTGCAGCGCCCATACCGTTAACTACTTGGTAAACATCCCTAACCATCGATAGCGCGTCGGCTTCAATGTTTGCCGCTAAAACAGCCATTGCAGGCTCAAGAATGCGAGTAGAAAAGTCATCAAGAGACAGGGTTAATTCTGCGCTTGAGAAGTTTAAATCAACACCCTTTTGATTTGCGATTTGCAATGTTGTTGACTGTTCTGTTGTGTCCTGTGCTGACAATGTGGCACCTGATCGAACAGTGTACTGGTTAGGCAAGCGAATACGCAAGCTGTCACCGATCTTAGCGCCTGACTGGGCAAAGCTGTCATCATACTGGCGGTTAATGTTGCCGATGAAGTTTAGCTTCTGGTGTAAAATTCGCAATGATTCACGAGTGATCATGCTTGGGGTGAGTAAGGTATTAGCCATTTTTTAACGTCCTTTTTTAGATATTTGCTCGTTGCGACTACGCATCCATTCTTCCGTGCTCATACGGTTTGGATCTTTCGCCGCTGGTGATGAAGTTCCCGCCACCTTGCGTACAGGTTTTACCTCTACTTTTGGTGCCGTTTTTGCCTGATCGACCTTTCCCTGAACAAGTTGCCTGCCTGTCATTGCTGCATGTAGCAGTTTGACAAGACGCGGATCGTAAACTTGAGACATTTCCTCTTGCGAGAAGCCCAAGGTAACTCCAAACTCAGCCAATTGCTTGCCTACTTCTGGTGACCAATTTGGGATATCACGTTTCAACTCTTCTTGAGCTTTTTGCATCTTTTCTACTAACTGCACTTGCTGGGCATACGCAAGGTTTTGCTCAGTCGCTGTAATGTTGGTAGATAATGCGGTGCGTGACTCCCGAAGCTGTTGATAAGTCTGCTGCGCTAACATTGCTTCGACTGGGTTTTCACGAATGAAAGCTTGCCAGTCAATACCCTGATAACTATCGAGTTGTTTATCAATCAACTTTAACTCAGTTCGTGCTTGCTCTGTTTCACGCATTAGCTCAAACTTCTGTTGTTCCTGTTGGCGCTCTATTTCAAGCGCTTTGCGCATTTCTGCGACTTCTTGTGTCTTGCGAGTATAGTCTGCTTGCATCATTAAAGAGCCTTTCAACTCTTTAGGTACTTGATACTTAACGCCGTTTATTTCAACTTCTTCAAATTCTTCGCCGGTATCTTCCACCGTTTCGTCTTGTGGACTATCTTCGGATTCGTCTTGCGCTTCACCTTCTAAATTATCTTCGATAATTTCGTCTGGTGCAATTTGTTCTAAGTTGTCATTAATGACTACGTTTTCATCGCTCATTTCACATTCCTATCGGTTGTTGTGGTTGAAAGTTTGGTTGCTGTTGTTGCAATTGTAATACATCTGGGGAGTTTAGCGCATATTGCACCGTTTGCATAACCATCGCTTGTATTTGCTCTGGTGTCATTCCTGCTTGCATTGCTTGTATTCGCTTTGTTTCCGCTTCAAATGCTTTAATATCCAATTCGCGCTGTTTGGTATTCACTTCGTTTTTCAACGCGGCGCTTTCAGTTTGCATCGCTTGCAATTGCTGTTGCAATTGTTGTATTTGTGGATTCTGTCCTTGCACTTGTGGCGGTAACATTGCTTTTAGCCGTTGCGATATTTCTTCCGCACCAGGCCAGTCCAAATTTTTAGCCAATAAGTCGCCAATGATAGGTGCGCTTGATGGGTATGCACGAATCATTTCAAGCATTTGGCTTGCGGCCTCTTCGCGCTTAGTTGTGTAAGATGGTCCTGATTCAATCACAAGAT